AGGTCCACAAGCAGGCAGTAATACAATATATGCACACGGAACATTAGAAGCACCAGATTTACATAACGGTGATTTAGAATTTAGTGGCACATTGATTAACCAAACAGGTTCAAATCAAAACCTAGAAATAAGAACAAACGGCACTGGTTATATTCACTGGAATTCCGCAGATGTGTATGTTGGACCGATTGCTGGAGCGGTTAAGATTGATGAATCTTCAATTACTACAACTGCCGGCGATTTGACGATTTCAGCAACGGGTAATGTTAATGTTGCAGGTCACTATACTTCTGCGGAAACTGATAGTGCAATTTCAACAGCCACAGCGGCATTAGTTGACTCAGCACCGGCAGCCCTAGACACATTAAATGAATTAGCATCAGCATTAGGCGATGATGCCAACTTTAGCACAACAGTAACAAACAGTATTGGCACAAAGTGGACACAAGATAATACAAAGATTTCTAACTGGGACACAGCATACGGTTGGGGTAATCACGCAACGCCAGGATATATTACAGGATATACAGTAACAGAATCAGATGTAACTGGTCATCAGGCAGCCTTAACTATAACTCAATCACAAATATCTGATTTAACTCACTTTGACGGCACATACGCATCATTGACGGGTAAACCAACAATACCATCAAATAATAACGAATTAACGAATGGTGCTGGATATATTACAACATATGACCCAACAGAAGCAGATATTACACAACACCAAGCCGCGTTAACAATCACAGAAAGTCAAATATCTGATTTAGACCACTTAACAACAGCAGAAGCAATATCAGCCGTAGAAGGCGAAGCAACCCTTGATTTGACTGGTGTTCTCACAGGAACAACAGCACTTTTAAGTGGTTCATCAGGCGGATTAACCTCACCGATATTAGAATTAGAAACAGACAACAGTGGTTGGAATAGACCAGCATTGATGATAAAAGACTCAAACGCAGATGCAGTTTCAATCGTTGGTGAACATAATACGACTTATGACTACTATTCGTTGAATTATACATTAGACCCAAATAATGATAACGGTGACACAAGCACAACAAATTTCGCTGGTGATTACTATGTTGCATTCCAGAAAGATTATTCTACCCCAAGTGCAGTTGCAATGAAAATGGATGTCTTTGGTGCCAATGACGGTTTTAATCTTACAGCAAGAAGTGACTTTAATAACTATCCATCAAGGTATTCAGCAAGACCAATTAGACTTAAAGGTCAACAGATTGAGTTGTATGCTTCAGACGACACAACACCATTTGGTAGTTTCACTGAACAAGTTAGAGTAAAGAAAGAACGCACAACCTTCAATAACATAGCCAAGTTAACATCTATGACTGAATCAGAAAGAGATGCAATTACGGCAGAAGTAGGAGACATAATATTCTGTTCAGACGCTGGCTCTGGGAAGTTTCAAGGGTATAATGGCTCATCGTGGGTTAACTTCCATGGATAAGATTAAACCAAAAACAAAAGTTGTGATGATTGAAGCAAATCAAACAGAATTAGATGTTAAACAAAACACAGCGGATATTATGGCTATGAAAAATGACTTAACAGAGATTAAAACAAATCAAAAACATTTAGATGGTCAGATTGAAAAGATAGACAAGAAAGTAGAAAAGATTGACGGACGACTATGGGCGATTATGCTCTTGGTTGTTGGTTCAGCAGTCGCAAATTACTTTATGTAAATTTACCTCTACCTGAGGGTATAAACGGGAGAAACTCGATGAGTGAAGAAGAAAAGAAAAAGAACGGACGACCGAAGAAGAAAATTGATAAAGAATTAGTTGAAAAATTAGCAACAATTCATTGTTCAGTAAAAGAGATAGCAGATATAGTAGGCTGTCATCCTGATACAATTAGAAACAGATTTTCTGATATTATTGCTAGAGGTAAAGCAAACGGTAAGATGTCATTAAGAAGAAAGCAAATGGAAGTTGCTTTATCTGGTCAACCAACAATGTTGATATGGCTAGGAAAACAATGGTTAGGACAAAGTGAAAGTCCTATGGATGACGAAACGAACAAGATTTTGCCTTGGACAGATGACCTAGATGGCTCTGAATAAGGCGCAGAAAGAAATAGCGAAGTCTGATGCTAGATTTAGAGTTTTTGTAGCAGGCAGACGATGTGGTAAAACATTTTTTGCTATCAGAGAGATGGCAAGATTTGCGAGATTTCCGAATAAAAATATTTGGTATATCGCACCCACATACGCACAAGCGAAGAACATTGTATGGGAAGAACTTTGTAGTAGAATGAAAGAACTAGGATGGGCAAAGAAAATTAATCAAAATGAGTTATCAATTCGTTTGGTTAATAACAGTAAAATCAGTTTGAAAGGTTCAGATAGATTTGATACATTGCGTGGTTCTGGTGTAGATTTTTTAGTATTGGATGAATATGCAGATATGAGACGAGAAGCGTGGGAAGTAGTATTAAGACCAACATTGTCAGCACAGAACCCACCAGGTTCAGCGTTGTTTTGTGGCACGCCTCGTGGATTTAATCATTTCAAAGACTTATACGATTACGGACAAAGAGATGATAAAGATTGGGAATCATTTCAGTTTACGACATTAGACGGTGGGCAAGTAAGTGAAGAAGAAGTTGAAAGAGCAAAAGAAGATATGGATGCTAGACAGTTTCAGCAAGAATATCTAGCGGCATTTCAAAACTTCTCTGGAGTTATCTATTATAACTTCGACAGAGAGAAACATATGAAGAAAAAAGAATTTGATGAGAATGGTAGAATATATATTGGTATGGACTTTAACATCGACCCGATGAGTGCATCAATCTGTCAAATCATCGATGGAGTATTACATCAATTTGATGAAATTAGTATGTATGGCTCAAACACAGAAGAACTCTGCCAAGAGATTATGAATCGTTATAATCCGGCAATGATTACAATATATCCTGACCCTGCTGGTAGACAACGCAAAACATCAGCAAACGGCAGAACAGATGTTACGATTCTACAGAAATATTTTAATGTAGAAGTAAAAAGAAAACACGATGCGGTCAGAGACCGTATAAATGCAGTAAATAGTCTTATGGAGTCAGCAGACGGAACAATACGATTTAGTATTGACCCTAAATGCACTAACTCAATGAGATGTTTAGAACGACAAATTTATAAATCTGGAACAGCGATTCCAGATAAAGACGGTGGATTTGACCACCAAAACGATGCCTTAGGATACTTGGTATCGCATCTTTCTCCTATTAAAAAGGAAGTAAGAGAAACAGCGAGACCATCTCGTTTCACACATATGTAAGGAACAGCACTATGAATTATGATGAAATAAACAACAAACACGATTTATACAAAGCAAATGTATATCGATGGCAGTATTATTACAACAGTTATTACGGTGGTAAGGACTATCAAAGTGGTCAATATCTACGAAAGTATCTACAAGAAGAAAACGATGGACATAACGAATACACAAAGCGTTTAATGACAACTCCATTAGATAATCATTGTAGAAATGTAGTTGATACTTATTCTTCTTTTATTTGGCGTGAAACACCAAATAGAATCTTTGGTAGTATAAGTGAGAATCCGGCGTTAACACAGTTTCTTCAGGACGCAGATTTGGAAGGCAGAAGTTTTGATTCTGTAATGCGTGATGCAACTACACTTGCAAATATCTATGGTCACGTGCTGTTGATTTTAGATAAACCTACAAGTGAAGCCAACACACTAGCAGAAGAATTAGCAGAAGGTATTAGACCTTATCTTTCTATTGTCACACCAGAAAATATCGTAGACTGGGAATGGGAAAGACAAAGAAACGGTCGTTATGAACTGTCTATGCTTAAAATTAAAGAATACGAAGACGATGATAAATGCGTCTATCGTGTGTGGAACAGAGATATCGTTACAGTATATGAAGTAGAAACAGATAAAGATGATGATTATACAATTGTAGAACAATATGATAACGCTATGGGCTTGATACCAGGTGCTTTCTTGTATGCACAACGCTCACACGAAAGAGGTATTGGTATCTCTCAAATAGCAGATGTTTCAGATGTTCAAAAGTCTATCTACAATGAATTATCAGAATTAGAGCAGGTAATCCGTATATCAAATCATCCGACACTTGTGATGACAGAAGGTGTTGATGCTTCAGCGGGTGCTGGTTCAGTTATTGTAATTGAAGACCAAGATGTTGACCCATCACTTAAACCTTATCTATTACAACCAGCATCATCATCTATTAGTTCTATTCTTAGTGCCATAGAAATGAAAGTGCAAATGATTGACAGAATGGCACATTTATCAAGTATGCGTTCTACAACTACAGGAACAGCATCAGGTGTTAGTCTAAAGATTGAAAGAGAATTACTGAATGTAAAACTCGCTCAAATGGCAGACAACCTAGAGAACACAGAAGAACATATTTGGAAATTATTTTCTAGTTTCTATGGTATTGAATTTGATGGTTCTATTGATTATGCAGATGATTTTGATATGAGAGATGCTTACACAGAATTAGATTTCTTACTTAAGGCTTCTGTTGCACCAGTATCATCAGCGGCATATAAGACAGAGATTGCAAAACAACTTGCAAGAACTGTTGTTGAAGATGACACAGCAATTGATATTATTCTTAAAGAAATCGAAAACGGGTCACAAGCACCAGAATTTGGAGTTATTTTAGATGGCGACACAGGAACAGATTCAGAAGCATAGTGAGATTATAGATGAGGTTCTGGATGGGTTCGATGATTATATGGATTCAGCCAGCAAGGTCTTAGAAAATCGAATTGCTCAACGAATACTAGAAACAAAAACAAAAGATGAACTCCTAGGATTGAGAGT